GAAAAGGCGCAGAGGCTATGAACGAAGCTAAGAAGTTAGATCCTAAAAAAGCTGCTGAAGAAAAGAAAAAGAAAGAAGCGGAAGCTAAGAAGGTTGCTGACAAAAAAGCTGCAGATAAGAAAAAAGCGGCTGAGAAGAAAAAATAAGTAAAGTAATATTTATACTAAATACACTAAAAAATGCCAGTATTAGACCCAAATGAAATAATGTTTACCGCGTTCGAACCTACAGTATCGAATAGATTTGTAATGTACATCGACGGTATTCCTTCATATATGATTAAAAAAGCAGACGCTCCAGGTCTTACTTTAAACGAGATCAAATTAGATCACATCAATGTTTACCGTAAGATTAAAGGAAAAGCTGAGTGGAGAGATATCACATTATCTTTATACAATCCAATCAGCCCATCAGGTCAAGAAGCTGTAATGGAATGGGTACGTTTACATCATGAGTCTGTAACTGGTAGAAACGGTTATTCTGACTTCTACAAGAAAGACGTAAACTTGTCAATCTTAGGTCCAGTTGGAGATATCGTATCAGAGTGGATTTGTAAGGGCGCTTTCATCAAAGAAACAAACTTCGGAACTTACGATTGGTCTACTTCAGATCCTACTGAAATCAGTTTGACTTTAGGAATGGACTACGCTATCTTGAACTTCTAAGATACAAATAACGAATATAAAAGAAAGGCCGCCTCACCGCGGTCTTTTTTTGTTCCCGGAAATTTTAATAGTTTATATTTATTTAAAATAGTTATTACATGTCAGAATCAAAGTTTACAGTACCTACCGAAATGGTAGATCTTCCTTCAAAGGGTTTATTATACCCAAAAGACTCTCCATTAGCATCAGGCCAAATTGAAATTAAATACATGACCGCAAGGGAAGAAGACATTCTTACCAATGCGAATCTGTTACGTCAGGGCTTAGCTATTGAGAAGATGCTTAAATCTATCATTAAAACTCCTATAAGCTTCGAGGATCTGATCCTGGGCGACAGGAACGCTATCCTTATTGCGGCTAGAATATTAGCTTACGGTAAAGACTACTCTTTTAACTACTTCAATCCAAATACTATGGAATCGGAAGTTGTAAAGGGTGACTTACAATCTGTTAAGTACAAGAGTGTTGATACTACGTTATTCAACGAAAAGAACGAATTCTCTTTTGAATTGCCTTATACTAAAAACTCTATTACTTTTAAGGCCTTAACCATTGCAGACGATAGAAAAATCGACGAAGAGATGAAAGGCATGAAAAAGAATTTAGGAGAAGCTGCACCAGGTTTATTGACTACAAAGTTAAAACATCAAATCACATCTGTTAACGGAGACTATTCTACAAAGACCGTTAGAGACTTTATTGACTCAGGCGCATTACTTTCAAGAGATTCTATCGAATTAAGAAGATTCATCGAAAGTGTTATTCCAGACATCGACACAAAGATTACTTTTACTACTAAAGGTGGAGAGGAGGTCACTGACGAGCTGCCAATGACAGCCGAGTTCTTTTTTCCCGGGAGCGGAATATAGAGGCGTATTTATGACTGAAGTCTTCGACCTCGTTTATCATGGGGGCGGAGGTTTCAATTATACTGAAGTCTGGAACATGGATATCCCAAAGAGGAAATTCAACATAAAAAAGATAAAGGAGCACCTAGATAGATTGCAAGAAGCTCAGAACGAAAACGACAAGGTTATTACTGAGCAAACTGATAAGAGTAAGGTTCAAATGCCTGATGCCGTTAAGCAAACTCTTCAATCCAAACCTTCTTACGTAACAAGCAAGGCAAAACCTAAGGCTTAAATATTTATTTGTAGCCATGTCAAACGAAAACAAAAATAATAACCAATCTTCAGGTCAACAAAAAGGTCCATCTCAAAGCGCTCAATCAGTAAATGATGTAAAAGCGCTTAAAGAAGGCTTAAAACAGTTGGTAAGAGAAGGCGAAGACTTTAACGACATTATTAAAGACCAAGTTAGAGAGTTAAACAAACTAATTAACGGTTACGATAAGGTTAGATCTTCTATAGATGGTTTTAGAACTTCTAGCTTAGACGTTAAAAGAATCCAAGGCGATATAAACAGAGTAACAGCTCAATCTTTCATACAAAGGGCTAAGATAACAGAAACACAAGTTAAGTTATCTGAGAATCAATTAAAAGACGCTGATAACTATTTAGCGGCATTACAAAAGAGACAAGATGCAGAGAAAGAGTTAAATGATGCAAGAGCTGCAGAAGACGCCAGAGCAATATCAGAGGCTAATAAAAAGTTAAACTCTGCAGAAAGAGAAATAGAAAATAGACAAGCACTATTAACTCCATTAGAAGCAGAATACGTAGCGAGAAAAAAGAGTTTAGACGTTTCAGAATTAACAGCCAAAGAATTAGACATTCAGTTAAAGAAAGAGAAACAGATTCGTAACTCTATAGGATTAACAGGAATTGCAGCAGAAAATTTTGCTAAGAAACTTGGAGTTGGAGAAGAGGTTTACGAAGCTATGATTTTAAAAGCTAGAAAACTTCAAGCTCAACAAGAAGCAGCGGCAGTTAAAAGAGCGTCTGAAGGAAAAGAGCCGTTAAAAGGATTGCAAAAAGGCTTACAAAGTGTAGGAAACAAATTTAAGGTTTTTGGAACTGGAATGGGTTCTCTATTTAAGAGTGCTGTTTCTTCTTTAGCCGACCCTGCAGTATTAGCAGTAGTGTTGGGTAAAATAGGTAGCGGAATATCTAATGTATTTAAAAGCGCGGCAGGTATTTTAGGAAGCGCAATGAAAGGAATTGGCGGTGAATTAGCCGAAGGACCAATTCAAAATCTTACGAAACCAATCAGCGGATTCTTAGAAAAAATACCGTTAGTAGGTGGATTGCTTGGTGGAGTGGTCGATATGATGTCTACGTTCATGGATTTGGCCGTAAATGCGAATTCTCAGTTCGTAAAAATGGGTCGCGAACTTGGTTTAAGCGCAGACGAATCTCAAAAGCTAGCGAATAATTTTAGCGATATAGCCCAAAATAGCTCTGACGTTTTTTTAAATGCTAAAAGGTTATACGAAGCTCAAATAGATCTTGGTAGACAATTGGGAACTACTGCAATTTTTTCTAAAGAGATACTAAGCACAAATATAAAATTAAAAGATATCCTTGGGTTAGAAGAGGATATACAAGCCAGCATTGCTCAAACTTCTGTAATTACTGGAAAAGAGTCAGCTGACATTGTTGGAAACGTAATACAACAAGTACAAAATCTTCAAAAAGCAGGGTTAGCCGCTCAAGACTATAAAGCGGTATTAAAAGAGGTTAGCAATTTAGGAGGTTACTTAGGATTGACCTTTGCAAAGTATCCAGAAAAAATTACAAAAGCTGTATTGCAAGTAAAAGCAATGGGGCTTGAATTAAAGCAAGTAGATTCTATTGCAGATTCTTTCTTGGACTACGAGACTTCTATCAGCAAAGAAATGGAAGCCCAAGTATTGACAGGTAGAGAAATGAATCTTAATAAAGCCAGAGAAGCAGCTTTAAATAATGATTTAGTTGGACTTGCAGAAGAGATTACAAAAAATGCCGGAAGCGTAGATGCATTTCTAAAAGACAATAGAATTAATCAGCAAGCAATTGCAGAAGCCGTAGGTTTATCAAGAGATACGTTGTCTGATATGCTTAAGAAGCAAATGTTTTTGTCTAAAATAGGGGCCACAGATAAAACTAATGCAGAAGACCAATATAAATTAGCTAAAGCTAAATTTGCAACTTTAAAAGATATTACTAACGAACAAGAGAAACAGCAGTACATAGAGATCATAAGCGGAACTGCTCAAGAAAGATTGGCTGGCCTCATAAATAAAATTAAACAAGGCTTTATTGAATTAACGTCTAATTCAGGAGTTACTGAATTCATAGACAAAGCAATAAAGTTCATGTCAGATCCAAGTCAAATTCAAGGATTCGTAAACGGTTTAAAAGATTTCTTCGCTACAGTTTTAGAAGGTGTTGGAACTTTCGTTAATGCGGCTGCTAAAATAGCAAATATATTCTTAATTGGAAAGGACGAAATAGCAGAAGATTACGGAGATACTATCAAAGGCTTCGCGCAAAATTTAAGAGGAAGTAGTTTAGGAAAATTAAGAAAATTAGACGAAGGCGGATTAGTTCAAACTTCCGGAGTTGCTGAAGTTCACTCTGGTGAAACCTATTTAGGAGCTAACAGTTTACAGTTGATAAAAATGACCGCAGAAAATTCAAGAAAAACTGTTGAGTTATTGGCCAAATTAGCGAATCAAAAATCTGATGGTTCAAACTCTCAAATAAAATTTGTAACTGGCAATGTGGTATTAGACGGAGTTCCAACCGGTAAATTAATGTTAAACAGTTTCGAAAACAACTCTTACACAAAATTCGACACAACTAGATATAACTCGTAATGCCGCTAAACTATAATTCACCAAATTTACAGGATTCAGTTTTCTTAGATCAGAAGACAGACTTTACTAC